ATTTTTTTCTGTGTTGATGTTGTTGTGAGATGCCGCAATCTTCTCCATTGCCTCAAATGCTGGTTCGTTGACCAGTGAGCCAATCTCACCATGCTTGGCAAGACCAGCAGGGATGCCGTTGATCAGGAGGAAGTTTGGAGAGAAGTATGAATAGTCTTTGCCTTCGATGGCAGACTTGCCAGCAGATGTCCACTCAACATCCAGCACCAGCCCGGTGCCGTGTTCATAGCGAAACTCTTTAGGCAAGAATGATGCAGCACCTGCAGCATGATCAAACCCTGCAAAAGGTCTGACATTGCGAGCAAGTCTTGATGCGAGATCCTCAGCAAATGATGCCAACACACGCTGGTCAACTGTGACCGTGCGTTTTTGTGGTTTGCCATTCACTGTTGCATGGATCTCATGCACACCTTCGGGCAAATAAACGATTGACTCTGTAAGAGAATCAATGCCATTTCCAAATGCTGCTGTGATGTGTTCTGCGCTCAACTTGTGTGGAATTTACCATCACTTTGATATTCTCATTAGTCTTATTTTTCAGATTCTGCAATAAGTGTGTCCAGCACACCCGCAGCATAAGCATCAAGGTATGTATTTTCTGGTGGCAATGCACCTTTCCATGGCTTCTGCGTGACTGATTTCTTCAGCACAAAGATGGGTTTGATCTTGCCATCTTTCTCTTCTTGGACCAGCAGATTCTTGACTCTGAACAATGGTTTGATTGTCTTGCTGTAGGTCTTGGCAGATAGACCGTGCGCCTCTGGCACAATGGGGATGGTCAAGAACTTCGCACGTTTTGCACTGATCGTGCCACCGGTGATCTTGTGACTGAATCCATCGGTGTTGATGTTTGAAAGTGTAGCACCAGTGGATGATGTGCTTGCCACTGACCAATTGCTTTCTACCTTTCGCCACCACTGAGTTTTCTTTCTCCCTGCTCCTTGTGTTGGACCGGTGCCACTCCACAATGCACTGCCCCCAACACCATAATATTTCTTCACCACAACGAGTGCATCATTTGCGCCGGCATTGATAGCTCTGCGTCTGACATCAGTGCTTTGCAATGCCAACATCGATGATGTGACCTTATCCAGACCAGTGACTGTGATTGTGGTTTTGATGCTCATAGTGCCTTCTCCAATGGTTTGACAAATGCATTGACCATCTCGTCATTGAGTGATTCTTCCAATGATGTGATGTCCAGACGATCCCACAGATCAGGGATCCTCAAGACCACCTCATCAACCTCACGCATGAATGCACCGATGGTCATTCTTTGTGATTTGTCCACAAGGTCTGCGATGACCTCATCGATGGGTGACAGCCATTTTGCTGACACCTCTGCCAATTGTTCTTCTGTCATCATTTGTTGCTCCATTCTTTGCCAGCATCACCACCCCAGCCTTGGTATGTCTGCCACTGCTTTGATCCTACTTCACCAGATTCTGCCGTTGCAAAAAATGACTTCATCTTGTTTCGCGCTGCCTGTGTCAACTCGACACCAGCTGCGATGTCACGCGCACGTTGCAGACCAGCTGCAGTCATGCCACGCTGACCAATCGGTGCAATGCGTCTCGCCTCAAGTGCTGCCTGTGCTGCCTGTGCCATCTCAGGTGTAGGCAGCAGATCAAGTGCAATCAGATCCTCTGGTGCATCTTCTGGTGCCAGTGGATCCATTGGCATCTCCATTGGCAGATCGATCTGCGGCGGTGCCTCACCGAGCAGTGTGTCTCCCTCTTGTGGCTCAGGGATCCCCATCTCTTCGTAAGCCCACTTCAGTGTGACTGGCAGACCAATCTCACTGATGATCTTGAGTCTCTCTGCAATTGCTTTCTGGTCCTTAGGCACTGGGATCTCCAGTGTTGCATAGGGCAGATCTTCACTTGCCACCTTGCCAAAGTTCAACGTCACGATGGCAGGGATCAACTGGTTGGTATAGATGCCACTCACCCATGTTGCCACTGCTTGCAAGATGTCGGATCTCACCGATGCATGGACATCACCCAATGCCCGGCTGCCACTGGCACCCACATCTGTGGTGAGTGTCTGACCGAGCATTAAGATGTCACACGCTTTGTCAGCGATGTCCATCAAGTGAGACTGTGGCATTGTGGCAGCGGATCCGCTCACACCCTCCAGCACACTCAACTTGACGTTGGGACCAGTCACAGCAGCACCAGATGATCCAATGCCCTCCAACAGATCTTGTGCTTTGCTCATCGCCTCTGCACTGCCGTCTGTCTCAATGTGCCGCCAAGGGATGCCAAAGAGTTGTGCGTATTGCATCAACCAGCCCATGCCGTAGATGGCACCGAGCCACTGCTTGGTCAAAGCTCTCAGATTGCCACAGTGAATGGGATGAATGCCACCTTGTTGCCAGATCCCAATGAGGAACTTGTCCTCTGGAAAGTCTTGGAGATTCCCCATTGGCACACCATCAGGTGACACCATCAATCGATCGGTTTCTTCCCAACTCTGAGGATATGCAAGATATTTTGCTGGCACTGGGCAGAAGCACCGAGGAGACACCACACCATTCTGCGTGTGCCATAGGATCTCAACCACACTGATGCCCTTGGCATATGCGTCAACCATTGCCTTGATCATGCCCATGCCATCCAGTTCAAGATATGCTGGTCTGGGTGCATATGATTCAAGCGCACGTTCTACCACTTCATGGATCCGCAGTGCTGTCGGTGTTGGCTCTTCTTCTCCTTCTCTGATTGCCGGGGAGATCATGATTGGCAAAGATGCCACTGCTCCGCTGACCTCGTTGAGACATTTCCGCAGTCTGCTCCATGAGTCGAGCATGAGACGGAAGAGTCTGTCTTGATCCTCCAGTCTGCCAGTGCGAACATTGCGAAGGATTGACCGCACCTGATCAGGTGTCACGTTGGCAAGGTCAAAGTCCTGTGTGCGATATGATGATGGCAGTGGAGTCACAACTCCTTTTTTCTCGTCTTTGGTCATGAGTTGACCAATAGCACAGACCAGTGCCGGTGTGAAGTAAAAGCGTGTGGTATCTTATATAAAAGGTGTCAAATCGAATTAAACCCTCTGACTGTCCTTGGTCTGAACTCTGATTGTGAGGTGTTGACCACTGTGGCAGCACCCATGGATCCAGTGATCCTCGATCCCATCACGATGCACCCGAGCAGTGCATCTGCTCTGTCTGGTGACTTCACACCATGCATTGCCATCTTCTCTTTTGACTCACACCGAAGTTTGCCAGTGTCGTTCCACTCTGACTTGCGTGTGGTCAACTGCTCAAAGGTCTTGTTGTCGAGTTGTCCAAGGTTGACTCTGCCACGCTCAATCTCTCTGGCACCAACGTGCCAGACCTGTGCAATGAGGTTGGCATACTCACCCTTCTCTGTGCTGGTCTGACCACCGTGAAAACGATTGATGTGCCAACCCATCTCAGCAAACTGATCGATGAACCCTGTGCCAAGACCGTCTGCATCCCCCCAGATCTGACCGGCAGAGAGTTTCTCATCCTTGAACATCTGCACAAATTCCCGCGCTGCTTGCACTGTGTCCTTCTCCACCCATGCTTTGATGATCCTTGCCTTGTTGCCACGCCGGATGCACAAGACGTTCTCATCGCGCCCAGCAGCAAAGTCACAAAAGGCAATCACCTCGCCAGCTACATTCTCCACCGGCTGGCTGTCGAGGGCCGACCGCAGTGCCGGTGCCGATAGGACCAGACGATCCAGATCCTCAGTGAACTCTGCCAGGTGCTTGGACCTGTAGAGTGGATGACCTTCGCCATACTTGATCAGATCCAACTGCCGAGTCTCTGCGCTGATGTGTGGGCATTCGGTGCTTGGCACTTGTCTGGTCCAGTATCGTGCAGCGTCTTTATGGAACGAGTCGTAGAACTAACCTCGAGGTGATCCAGTCGATGACACCCACAATTCAAAGCGTCTGGTGCATCGATCAAATGCTTCAAAGATAGCATCAGGCACAGTCTTTGCCTCATCGATGATGAGAAACACCGGGTCAACCTCACCACTGATCTTTGGGTGATGACCTTCTGCTCTGCCAGCATTGTCTGTGCTGAATCCAAAAGCAACTCCTCCCTCTGGTGTGCGGATCTCTGATGCCATGAACTCCCAGTGTGGGAACTTGGACCGGAACACCTTGATTGCTGGCATCAGTTGCTTCTCAATCTGCATCCAAGATCCAGAGGTGAACACACATTGACCTTGGGGATACTCATGCAAGAACCAAAGGATCAGAGGTGCCACTAGTCGTGCAGTCTTGCCACTACCATTAGCAGCGACAACAGATGTGGGTTGCTCCATGGCAACAGACTCCATGCTCTCACACTGCCAGAAGTATGGGATCACACCCAGCACCTTCACACAGAACTCTGTTGGTGACATCTTCATACATCGATGACTTGCTTCTTGGCAGATGCTCTTGCCATTGCCACCAATTGTGCCAGTTGATCTTCTTGCTGCTGACCGAGGTTGACATTACCAGCAGCAGTGTTGTTGTTGTTCACTATGATCTCTGGTTTGTCACCATAGCGTTTGGGATCCCACTTCGCCAGCAGTTTGAGTCTTGTCTCAACCTGTAATTTTCTATGACCCAGCGCATCTTGCTTTGTGATCTCCACACCATCTTTGCCAATCTTCTCAATGTATGCATCAACAGGTGTGTCAGCAATCCTCAGTGCTTCTGCTGCGATGACATCAAAACCAACTTCTCTGGCACACGCGATGGCATGTGAAAGTTTTACATCTGCATTCATC